GGCCGGTCCTGAAATCATCGTGGACGTTGCCGCCATTACCGATGTCGCTTACGGCGTCGCTATCTACAACCCCAAGAAGAACCTCTTCACCGCCGGTCAGACCATTGAACTAGGCTGCGTTGGCACGGTTATCTACCTTGAGGCTTCCGCCGCTATCGCTCGCGGTGCGGGTGTTGCCCTCGACCCCACCGGCCCGACTGTTGCCACCGTCGATACCGCGACGCAGGCCACCATCGGCGAATGCCTCGACAAACCCACCGCCGCCGCGACCCTCGCCCGCATCGAGATTCGTCCCTCCAGTATCGTCACTTCGTAATACGACCCAAACCAAACACACACAACTAAACGCACATGAAATCCATTCGTTACGTTACTAACGGCAAGGGTCAGCAAGAGCCCGCTCCGCTTCACAGCACGCAGGGTTTGACCCTTCGCAACGCCAACGGCGACATCAACTCGGACGCTACCGGCTTCCAGATCGTCATTGATACCCTGACCTACATCAAAAAGCAGGTCACTAAGCAGAAGTTTTACGAGGTTGAGTTTGCCGAATACATCCCGCTGGCTGTCGGCGACGGTGCTTTCTCTCAAAACATCCTGACCAATCTGGAATTCAGCAACGCTGCTGACTTCGAGACGGGCAACATCAACGCGGGCACCAATAACGACCGTCTGGCCGTTGCGGACGCTTCCGTTGCCAGCAAGACCATCAAGGTTATCAACTGGGCTAAGCAGGTCGGCTATTCGATCTTCGACATCGAACAGGCTTTGCAGGCTAACAACTGGGATGTCATCGAGGCCAAGCACCGATCCCGTAAGAAAAACTGGGATTTGGGTCTTCAGAAGATCGCGTTCCTCGGTTCCGTGTCTGATACCGGCGTCACCGGCCTTCTGACCAACCCGAACTGCACGATCAACACCGCGCTTATCACGGCTCCGATTTCCGGCCTCAACGCCGCAAACTTCGCTACCTTCGTGCGCACGGTGATTTCGACCTACTTCACCGCCACCAACTCCACGCAGATGCCCACGCATTTCCAGATTCCTTACACGGATTTCTTGGGACTCGCTGGCAATCTCGTGCCGGGCACCGTTGGCACCTATCCTGTCACCATGCTGGCTTACCTTGAAGAAGTCTTCAAGAAGGCCACCATGAACGCCAATTTCAAGATTTACCCTCTTGCTTACGGCGATGCGGCCAACAATGCCGCCGTTCTCGGCAGCTCTGGCAAACAGTGCTACACGCTTTACAACATGAACAGCGAGAGCCTTCGCATGGACGTTCCCGTCGATTACACCGTCACCCAGCCGAACACCGTCAACAACTTCCAGTTTCAGGACGTTGCCTACGGTCAATACACTGGCGTCGGCGTTTACCGTAACTTGGAAGTGCTCTACTTCCGCTACTAACAACCACCGCACCCGAAAGGGTGTTTCGCTGAACGGTCCCAATTGAGGGACGCCGGAACCGTAACCGGCACAATTTATTTATACCTATGAAACTCTACAACAAAGGCGGGCGCATCTTCCACTTTGGCGACAATCACGACGACTGCATTAAACCTTCGACGTTCAAAGAAGTGCCTGACGATAAAGCCGACGCGCTCCTGAAGGATTACCCCCACGAGCTGGTTGCCGCTGAAGATCACCGCAAGAATCTCGCTGCTAATGCCGGTGCGCTGGCTGCGAAGGAAGCCGCGTTGAACAAGGAAAAGGCGGAAAGTGCCGTGAAAGACGCACACATCAAGAAACTTGAGCAACAGCTTGCCGCCATGCAAAAGCTGGTTGCGCAACCTGATTCTCCGTTTCCTCCGTCCGTTGACACGGGTAAAATCCCTAAGCGCAAGTAAGGTCAATGGCCTACCAGACGCCAACGATAGATCAGTTTAAGGCGCAGTTCTTTAGGGATTTTCCCTATGCCGTGCCTAGCTTTGGCGCGACTGGAACGGCGGTTATCTCTGGTTTTAGCGTTACGGCGGTCAACATCACATCGGGCGGTTTCTTTTATCAAAAGACGCCGCTCGTTTCTTTTTCTCACGGCATCGCTACGGCGCACGCCGTCGTTACCAATAACGCCGTTTCTTCGATTGTGGTTGATTCTGGGGGCAGTGGATACGCCGTTCCGCCTACGGTCACCATTACAAGCCAAGACGGCGACGATACGGACATAAAGAAAGTGACCAACATTGATATTCTTGCCGCTCAGAACATGGGCCTGATGAACATCAACCAAGGGCTTTTTGAGTCACAGTTGTTTTACTCGCAGTGCTTCAATCTGCTTACGGCGCATTACATGGTGACGAATCTTTTAGCGTCTACGCAGGGCGTTAAATCGCAGTATGACTGGCTTACGTCGCAGCGTTCTATTGGAAACGTGAACTCCTCGTTTGCTATTCCTGATCGCGTCAAGAAAAGCATGTTTCTTTCTACGCTCACGCAGACGCGATACGGAGCGCAGTATATCAGCCTTATCGCCCCCCTGTTGCTTGGAAACGTCCGACTCGTGGTAGGCGATACAACCCCGTGAACACCGTAACCCTAGACACTAAAGGGTTGCAGGCGTTCAAGCGTTCACTCGGTAAGGCGGACAAGGCGCGCGTGCAGGTTGGTATTTTTGAAAGTCACAACGCACGCGACGACGGGGAAACCAATGCGTCTATTGGGGCGAAAATGGAGTTTGGCTCTATGGCGGAAAGCACGCCTTCCGATAAACAAGCCGCCTCCCGTGGACGCACCGGAAAACATCGCCCAACGTGGGTGGGTAATCCAGCCAGATCGTTTTTGGATATGCCTGTAAAAACAGAACTACCCGAGGTTATCAGAGCGGAAAGCGATTCACTTGTTTCCGCATTTGTAGATGGCGGCGCAAAGCCCATGCTTGAAATGGTAGGATTTATGGCAGAGGCATCAATCCAAGAGGCTTTTGAAACAGGCGGATTCGGGACATGGGACGCCAATAGTGATAAGACTAAAGAATGGAAGGGGTCTGATAAACCGCTTATTGACTCTCATCAGCTACGCGAATCCATTAGCTCGCGGGTTGTATAAACGACATGGCGCAACAATCACTAGGCATCATAAACGGTCGGGATTCCTTATTGGAGGACTTGTCGTGCGTGCCTGATGCCGGACAGTCAATGCGGGCGTGGTTTCAGAAACTCACGCTTTATCGAGTCGTCAAAATTATTAACGACTTTGAAATAAGTGAGTCCAAAATCCCGTTCACCACAAACGGCGCAATCCAGCCATTGAGCGGTCGCAAGCTTGAAATGAAGCCTGAGGGTCAACGCTCATGGGATTGGTTAGAAGTTCATTGTGAGAACGGCCTGACGCTCATTCCTGATGAGGTTATCGAATATAAGGGCATCAAATACAGAGTGATGCAGACCAAGAATTACAGCGCATACGGTTACGGGTATTACGAGATTGTGAACGACTACGGGAGGGCAGCTTAATGAGCAGCGCAACCGATAACCCGAACGACGTTGAGTTGATTAAAGCGTTGTGCGATCTCTTGCAGGCGCAGCTCGATTTGAAGGCCGGTAAGGTCATTATCTACAATCAGAAATTCGACATTCCCACGACGAACGACATGTATGTTTTTGTCGCTTTTCAGAGGGGGAAACCATTTGGCGCATCGCTCACACGGGAAAATGTTCCCGCTTCAGGTAATACGCCCGCTTTCCTTCAAGAGGTGCAGCGGTTAAACGTTCAGGAAACGTACACGATCAACCTTTACAGTCGTGACGGTAGCGCACGCCAACGCAATCACGAGGTTGTTTTCGCTCTCCATTCCACGCAATGCCAGCAGATGCAGGAACGCTATCAATTCCGCATGGGTTACATACCATCTTCCATGATCGACGTCTCGCACGTCGAAGGAGCCGCAAGAATCAATAGATATTCTTTGACGTTCGCTCTTTTGCGTGCTTATACACGAACACGCCCGATAGAGTATTACGACACTTTCAACATCCCGCCCGAGCTTATAATCAATCCGTAACACGCCTAAACGCATAACAAGCCATGCCTCTCCAACTGCCGATCACTAATTTCGTAAACATCAGCGTCATACAAGCGGGCGCGGGCCTTTTGCCCTACGCCGTCAATAACCTTGCGATTTTCACGCAGGAAACGCCGGTCGGCTCGCTCACTAGCGGCTATGGTATTTATCTGAACTCGGCAGGCGTGAAGGAAGACTGGGGTTCTACTTCAGACGTTTACGCGCAGGCTCTCGCGGTATTCAGTCAGGCTCCCAATATCACGACCGGCGGCGGCGTGCTCATCATCGTTCCATTCAAGCAGACTTCGGACGATTCGCAGACCTTGGCGGAAGTCATGGCCTACACGACCGACACTCTCGGCGTGTTCTACGGTGGCGCATTGTGGGCTGGTTACGACCCAATTGATGCTGAAATCGAGGCGGCTTCGACTTACGCTCAGGCTAACCGCAAGGTTCTCTTTGCCTCGCGCTATCTCGCATCCGCGCTCACTCCTTCAACCGGCGTGTTCGCCGTCATCGTGGACGCTCAGGAAAGCCAGACGCGCTGCCTTTACTACTCCGTAAGCGCGGCTGCGGCTCGCATCTTCGCCGCCTCCTACGCCTCGCGCCTGTTCTCGGTTGATTACACCGGCAGCAATACGACGCTCAACATGCACGCCAAGACGCTTATCGGTGTCTCGCCTGACACTGGCGTCACGCAAACTCAGCTCACTTACTGCACCGATCACGGCGTTGACGTTTACCCTTCCTTTGGTGGTGGCGGTCAGTCTCTCGGCAAGGTGTTCACGTCCGGCACTAATGGCGGCTTCTCTGACGACATTCAGAACACCAACTGGCTCGTCTCCGCGCTTCAGGTTGCGGGTTTCAATGTTCTGGCGCAGACCGGAACTAAGATTCCGCAGACCGAGCAGGGCATGGGCGCACTCGTGGGCGCATACGCCAAGGTTCTCCAGCAGGGCGTCAACAACGGCTTTATTGCTGGTGGCGCGTGGAACTCGCCCGATACTTTCGGCGACCCCGTGGCACTCATTCGCAACGTGCTGATTTCCGGCTACTACATTTACAGCCAGCCAATCGTCTTGCAGAATCAAGCGAATCGCGCCGCTCGTCAGGCTCCGGTTGTGCAGATCGCCGTCAAGGAAGCGGGCGGAATCAATAGCAGCAACGTGATCGTTTCGCTTGAGGCTTAATACTTTAACAACCAACCATCTAATCCATGTCCACCGTCTCACTGACCGGCAATGATACTATCGTAATTGGCGGGCGCGTCTTCACTGACTTCGGTGATGGCGACATCGCCAAACTGACCTTCCCGAATGACAATTGGGAAACCGTTACCGGCAAAAACGGAAACGTGATTTTCGTTTACAACAACAAGGGCGCAATGGCTGAACTTGAGTTGAAGCTGATTCGCGGCTCTGGCGACGACATTTTCCTCAACACGCTGGCGACTATTGCCCGCATTGACCCGCCCTCCGCTACGGTGCTGACGGGCCGTTTTGTTAAGCGCATCGGCACAGGCATTCCGGCCTTTGTGAACAACGATGTTTACGTTTCCAGCTCTGGTATCATCGGCAAGACTCCCGAGGTTACGTCTTCGTCTGATGGAAAAACCGATGATGCTCAGACTGTTTATAAGATCAAGTTTGGCGTGATGGAACGCTTTGTTTAACGTCGGCTAACTGAAAATAAAAAATGGAAACTGCAATCACCCTCAAAAGCGGGGCTATTCTTGAACTCAAGATGGCTCCGTTTTCTTCCGGCATGAAGCTGTTTAAGACCATCGCCAACGAGCTTAAAGGCGTTGACGTGGAACTTGGCGGACTCGACCTCAAGGAAATCGGCTCCAAGGACATAAACTCGCTCAAAAACGTGATTTTCCAGTTGCTCGGCAGCGATGCAATCGAGGCGTGCTTTTTTGACTGCGCGAAACATAGTCTTCACGAAGGCCAGAAGATTTCACGCCTCACCTTTGAACCTGAAAACGCTCGGGGTGATTATCTTCCCGTCGCGTGGGAGGTGATTAAATTTAACATCGCCCCTTTTTTCTCGGGACTCGACTTGTCGTCGTTAACAAAAAGCAAGCCGAAGCCAAGCGGCCAGCCGTAAAGGTTGACATGGACGAGGCGCAGTTAGTCGCGCTTCGTCTATCTAAGGAGGGTTTTGGGAGTCCGGTTGACGTGCTTGCGATGCCAACGGACATAGTTCTTGCGGCTTTGGATTACAGCGGCTTTATATCCGATTACGAGCAAACGAGCCATTCGCTAAATAGCCCATCCAAGTAATATACAATCCATGTCTATAGCGGAATTATTCGTGAGTTTGGGCGTGAAGATAGAGGGCATGGAAAACCTTCAGGCACTCGAAACGCTTCTGCGCAACGTCACGAATCAGGCGCGGGCGGCTAGGGACGCGATTGTTGGACTGAATAACACGAATGTAGCCCCTCCCTCGACAACCACGCCCAATGGCCAAGGAAACACGCCTGCCGGACCTTCTGCGGTGCCGGTTAGTCCATCGGTTGCAGTTCCTCCATCACCTACTGTTCCGCGTTCGTCAAACGTAGAGCCGACAGACCCTAAATTTATCGGCCCTAGCCCATCGCTTACTTTGAATGAAGTAAGAGGCTCCGATCTTGCTAGCGAGGCGGCGAAGAAATGGGCTATCAGTGTTAAAAAACTGTCGGGCGAACTCAACAAGCTCGCAATCGGCATCGGCTTGGTGACTACGGGAGTTATAATTTTCATCGCGAAGGCTGTTCAAGCGACGATGGAGATGGCTAATTTCGGAGAGGCGACGGGGCTTTCCACCTCACGGCTTCAGGAATTTCAACACGCGGCACAGATCAGCGGAGCGAGCGGCAAGGAACTGCTTGGCCTGATTGAGTCCCTGCAATCTAAACAGGCGCAGATTGCGCTGGGTGAAGGCGACCTTTCGCCCTTCGCGTTCTTCGGCATAGACCCAACGCAGGACACTAACGCTGTTCTGGACGAGCTTTCGCGCAAGATTAAGACTTTCAGCAAAGATCAACTTGGCGTGGTTCGCGAAATGGCAAGCCGCATGGGTATTTCTGCCCAAATGTTCGCCGCCATGCGTCGCAGTGCAGAGGGCATTAGCAAGGCGTTTGTCCTATCGCCCGAGTCTATCGAATCCGCGCAGGAGTTAAACGCAGCATGGCAGGAGATGACGTTCCGGCTCGATTCGATACGCAATCAGCTCGTGTCCGCAGTCGCGCCCGCGTTCAAGATGGTTCTCGGAATAGTGTCCGCGATCTTGAAGCCCATCGCGGTTTTCCTACAATGGCTAAACTCAGGCAGCACGGCGGCGAACATCGCGCGCGCTGCACTTGGCGCGTTGGCCGTTATCCTTGGGGTTATCGCTGCGGCTATACTTGCACTCATCGGCATTTTCACAACGTTCGCAGTTGGCGTTGGCATCGCAACCGCCTTTACTTCTGGCTTGGCTGCTGCGATGGGAACGCTTGCCGCTGGCGTAATAGGTGCGACTTGGCCGATTCTAGCGATCATTGCGGCAATTGTCGCGCTCGTCTTCATAATCAATGAGATTTGGGTGACGCTCACGGGCGGGCAAAGCTACTTGCGCCAGTTCGGTGAATCCATTGGAAATTTCATCGGTCCGATTAATAGCGTAGCCGATGCGTTCAGGGCATTGGGTAAAGTCTTTATATGGGCTTTTGACCTGATGACGCCGCTGGGAATCATCATGAACGCAATGAAAGTTCCAGAATGGTTATCGAATCTATTTGGAGGCGGGGATGTTGCCGTGAATCCTTTGCAGCAAATCACACAGGCCGCAGCGCAGCCGCCGAGCAATCAGGCGGGTAATTCATCGTCGTCCCAAAACAACGACGTGACAATCAACGTTGATGGCTCCAAAGACCCGCAGGCGACGGCCAAGGCGGTCAACGGCGGGCTTAAACAGGCTCTCAGTGCAGCCGCCTACCAAATGCCCGTGGCGAGCTTCTAAACCCTGATAACAATTAAATTATCTTCGCAATATCCACCGTGCCAGCGGTCATTCCTGAATCTGGGATCTTTTTGCGTTTTATCCTCTGGATCGGCGCACAGCTCGTAAAGTGGCGTCCCGTCGCAATCGCGATTGTGCATAACGACGAACAATCTAGCGCCATCCATTGAGCTAGGATACGCCGAATCATGCGCGATTTCCACCAAGGAACCAATTGGGATATTGTGCGGCGTAGCATTGTTTATCTGCCGGTATGTTCTTCCTTGTGGGTCACTATCGCAGATCGCATCAGCTATATTGAAAATATTCATTAAGGGAGTTGGTTTAATCGGTGATTTTTACGTATGTAAATTGACCTTTGTGTAAATGCGGCCCACGATGTCCAAAGGTGCCATCGCCAAGAGCTTTTATAATATCCTCCTTGGTAACGTCGCCTTCGTATTTTCCACGATACGCCATGGTTGATCCCGAGCTGGAGTCGTAATCGTAATCAAATATGCGCTTTCCGCCACCCAAATCCATAGATGGGTGCGTGAAGTAATTAGCAAATATTCCTCCTCCAACATGGCGGTATTTCTCTTCATTTTTAGGCGATTCATCTGCGGCGGGTTCATACTCAAATCCGCACTCATTGCACGTGAGTAGGTTATTTACGCATGCACTGCATGGAGCACTGATGTGGCAACTGCAATTTACAACGCGAGGAATTATCATTTTACCTTCGCACTCAGGGCAATTGCTTCCCTCTTCGATCTTTTCGCATACTGGTGTTTTCATTTCGCCTCCACGCAACCAGAGCGGTCAGGATAAGCAAGGATAAAATCTTGCGAGTTATAAAGGAATCCTTAACAACTGAATCATGGCCGCTCTCTCCATAATTCCCGCAGACCAGCGCAGCATCTACGACGTAATCCGCACGCTTCAGACGTTGCAATATCAGGCTATCGTGCGCCCGAATAACCCGCCAAGCGGAGTCGCTGGTTTCATCTTCGACGTTGTGGGCGACGAGGAAATGGAAATCACGAGCGACATCACCGATCACTTTGTTGAGGATAATACGGCGATTCAGGACCAAATCTCGCTGAAGCCCGAGAAATATACGGTCAAGGGAATCGTTGCCGAACTCGTGGCGACTCAGCCTTTGCAGCAGGCGCAGGCTCCGACGGTGAACCCCCTCCCGCTATTCGCCGGTTTCCTTCCCGTGTTCACGCTTGCATCAACCGAGCTTCAGCTTGCGACCGCCGCAGCCGCTACCGCTACCGAAAAGAGCGTTGCCGACACACAGAGCCTTTACGGGTATTTCAACGGCTCCATCGGCTCGCAGTCGCAGACGCGCCAATCCAAGGCTTTCGCTTACTTTTACCAGCTCTGGAAAGGTCGCCAGCTTTTCAGCGTGGAAACTCCTTGGGGTGTGATGAACGATATGGCGATTGAGTCGCTTACGCCGTCTCAAGGTGCGGACTCGAAAACGCGGACCGACTTTTCAATCACGTTCAAAAAGCTGCGTTTCGCGCAAACTATCACCGTGAACGTGGGCCAGCTCGCAGGCCGTGCCGCTCAACAGCGGGCGTCAACCACTCAGCAGGCTAAGGCGACTACGACCACTTGCACGGAACCGCAGAAGCAGAGCTTTATCTGGCAGATGGCACATTAAGGCCAGTCCGCCAATCTAGCGGACTCAGGCGAAACGGGCGCGAAACAAGATTCAGGTTTCAATTTGATTTTATCCGGCCCCAATTCCTGAGATATTTCTTTTATCAGAGAATCCGAAGGAGTCAGATCGCAGTTAATCAATGGCAGTGTAAGCGATAAAAGCTGCCTAAGCCTATCCAGTTGGCCATCCTGAAATTGTAAATCATAAGTATCACAACGCTGTTGCGCTGTCATTTTCTCAATTCTCGCATTGGCCTGAGCGAGTTTGAGATTCGTTTCCGCTAACGTGTTTATGGACAGCCTCTCGATCTCATCAGCCGCGACCTTGCACAGCGAGTGCAGATACGAGGGGAAGTCATTTTTAGTTGAGCGCAGTTCTTCGATTAGTTTCTTGGTGGCGTCGGTCATAAAAGTGGTATCATTTAAGGGAAATTTAAGTTGGCGAATTTGCCATGATGTTTTTTAGCGGCTTCGTCGTATGCGCGCGCGGCTGACTCTTTATCCAAAAACAAACCAAGGCTTATGTGACTGAATCCAACCATTATCCTAGCCCTCCACCTTTTGCCATCCCTATTAACGCCCTTAAATCCACTGGTATTGTTGATCGGAAGTGCCCTATTTCTATTATTTTCTGATGGGGTGCATATCCTTATATTTTCGGACCTATTATCCAATCCATTTCCGTTAATATGGTCAGTGTAAAAAAACTTAGGCGTTTTCAATATTAACCTATGCATCAAAACTGTTTTTTTAGATAAAAACGAAGAGTCGTATAAATGGCCTCCCTGACCACGCAATATGCGCCATTTGAAAGAAGATAGATAATCGAAATCCTCATCATCAACCATTGCGAATTTACCCTGACTAAGTGGAATAAGCTTCATGTGAAATATCCACCGCACCCGCCATGCTGATACTCGGATGCACTATATACATCTCATGGCGAGTCGGTGAAATTGTTTCCTGTCGATTTAAGCGAGGTATCAGTCCGCTTTAAATTAAAAGATAACAATTTCGCCAGAGCATCGTCAACAACCATTGTTAAAATCTTGCCGTCTCCCACTTCCCGCTCACACTGCGCCACAGATGCAG